TGACCCGACAGAACAGGCCTGGGCCTGAACTGCTAGTAGATCTCGATACCCGGGAACACCAGGCCGCTATCGACCTTGTTGTTCTCCGCGCCCAGATCTTCCTCCGCCACTGGCACCTTGCTCGACAGGATGCTGTCGAGGTCGAGTGTGGTGGCATCCCCGGAGTACAGCTCCAGCTTCCTGATCGACGCGATGTTGATGATCGACATGGCGATGTCCTCCCAGGACTGCCACGTGATCAGGTTCGCGATCTTGTCGATGTAGAACTTGGTGTTGTTGAGGATGTAGAACTTCCCGAGGAAGTCCGGAGAGGTGAAGCAGTAGATGTTGCCCGGACGCAGGATGTCCGTCTTGATGGTGCGGATGTACTGCTTGCCCAGGAGCAGGTTGTACTTGTACCCGTCCACGGTGGTCTCGGACAGCAGCTTGTCGCCGAAGTCCTCGAGCGTCCACTGGAGGATGTCATCCCAGTCGGGCTCGGTCATCAGCACCTGCTCGGAGCGCAGCCGGTTGCCATCGAGCATCTTGAAGAGGTTGACGAAGTCCGGCTTCTGGACTGGGAGCACCGTGCCGTTGTCGGCTCCGACAACAGCGCGAGCCAGCTCGCCCTTACGAACGCTGAACTCGACCACAGATCCACCCTGGATGGCGGTGGCGTTGAGGGTGGTGATGGTCCCGTTGGCTTCCGCCTGGAGGGCCTGGACAGCGGCCTCGATGTGGATCGTGAACTCGCGGTCCTCGATCTCCTGGATGTCCTTCACCGAGTTGTCTTCGATGACCTTGGTGATGGGCATCTCGTACGCCAGGAGCTCCTGCTCGGTCTTCTCGAACTTCTCCGAGGAGATCGTCCAGAAAGCAACCTCAGCGCGGGGGGCGCGGATGAACCTGGCCGTGGGCTGGCCACGGAAGGTCATGGACATCGCCCGAGACTTCGGCTCGACGTCGATGATCTTGACCAGGGTGTCGTGGTTGACAGACCGCTGGCAGTCCGCCCGGGTGACCATCTGGGGCGGAAGAACCTTGCGGCTGAACGCAACCTCACGCAGACGGTCGCGAATGTAGGTGCCGGCGTACTCGGCGATCTTCTCTTTCCCTTCGGCCGTCCCCACCTTGTTGGCGAAGAGGTCGTTCAGGAGTCTCGAGGGAACGCTCATGTTGTTTCTCCTTCTTCCCGTCTCTTGACCTGGCTCTTACACCAGGGTCTGGATGAACCGAAGCCTCTGCCCATTGTTCGCAGGCAGCCTGGTGACGTAACCGATGCACTCGCCTGACGAGAAGATGGCGAGACCCGACTTGGTCTTGCCGTCCACGTCCACGCTCTGGCTGATCTGAAGCTTGCCCAGTAGCGTGAGGTTCGTCGTGGTGAACACACGGGTGTCCGCCTCGTAGGTGTTCCCGAACAGCACCGTCGTCTTCTTCAGGGCCTGGACGTCGAAACGCCCACGCTCTGCGAAGACTGTCCAACCCACGGAGCCATCAGCACCACGGATGAGCTGGTACGCGCTGTTGAGATTCATGAACTCGCCGTCGATCAGCGGGTTCGTTCCGTTCGGGTCGGCCAGCGTCTTGTCGTAGAGAGGGAAGTCCCTCCGCTGAAGCAGCTGGAGATCCGAGACCAGCGTGAAGTTGACTACCATTGGAAATCCTCCTGAGTTCTTCCGTTCTTCGTTCTCTGCCTAGGAGACGCTCCCCAGCAGGTAGGAAGTTAGCGCATCCGCACCATTCCCCGGTGCCTCCGCCCCAGCCAGCTTGCCCAGGTCCCCGTTGGGGGCCGTCATCTCGATCGCCTCTGCGATCACATCGAGAGAACGACCACGAGCCGTCGCCTCCTTGATCCGCTCGATCTTGTCTTCGAAGGTGGAGCCGGTATCGATACCCTTCTCCTCCATCGACCGAGCGATCTTCTCAATTCGGTCGGACTTCTCGAACTCCTGGATTCTGGCATCCGCCGCCGCCAGCTTCGTGCGCAGATCGTCCCGCTCGGTTACGAGTGCCCGAAGGACAGCCGGAACCTCAGCGTAGACCTGCGCGGCCTGAGCTGCACTGATCTTCGTCTGGCTCATGGTCATCCCTCCTAGTACCCGCCCTGAATGGGCATCGTGTCGCTACCGAAACTCGCTGACTTCTCTTCCTGCTTGGACTTGAAAGCGGCGTGCAGTTGCGCCGCCCTCTCCTGCTCCTCGGGCGAAGCATCGTCTCTCGCCCCTGCCTCCGCGATCTTGCGGAGTAGAGCCCTCGCTGCCACGACCTGCTCGGCGGAAGACAGCTTCACACCCGCGCCGGACGTTGCATCGAGATTCTCGTGAAGAACTGGATCCGTGGACTTCCTCTGGGCTGGTTCGTCGATCACCTCACCCATCCGTGCCTTGGGAACCGCCTTCGCTTGTTGCTTCGTGTAGTTGATCGCTGCCTTGTTACTCCCTACGAGAGCCTCCTGCTTGCTAGCCTCACCTGGGAGCTTGGGGACCCCTTCTTCCGCCTTGGTGGCATCCGGAGGGTTGTCGTGATGGGCAGCCAGGATGTGAGACGAGCTCACATCTTCGCCGGCCATCTTGTCCATGATGCCGAGGATACGGCCGAGGTCGGCTTCTGCCTTCTTCTCAGACGCACCCATCTCGGAACGGGCTTGACGCCACCCCTTCGCGTTCTCGGCACGCAGCATACCTGCCCCGGTACCGAGAGCTGCCCCGATGAGAGCTCCCTTGAGACCTCCACCGGCTTTACCCTCGGTTGCGTGATGCAGGGCTGCTCCAGCACTGCCACCTAGAGCAGCACCACTGAGACCGTGTGTGATACCACGAACGACCTTGCTCTCCCGACCCTTCGCACGCAGCTTGTTGACGGGAGTCATGAAGCTGCGGTCCTCTTGAGTTTTCTTCTCGGAGTCGGCCGCCTGCTTCATCTTGTCCTGGTGGGTCCAGTTCTCAGATCCCCCCGGGGGAGAGTTTCGATCAGTCTCCAGTGCAGTCTCCGGATTGGTCTGTCCCGGGGACTTCACGTCGTGACCTGTGGTGGTTGGAATCTTACCCGTCTTTGCCTCCCCCGTGTTCTCCGACTGGATGCCCGGGGTGGGGCTCTTCAGGTTGGTCTCGAGTGCCGTCTGACCCTTGCCAGCGCCCGTGGGCGACTCGGGAGTGCTGTGACTCAGCGGGGGCTCCGGCTTGCCGACGGCCTCCTTCAGGAAGTGGGCGTTGAGATACTCCACTGCGCTTGCGAGCTTCGACACATAGACCGATGCGGTCTTGTCGTTGACGCTCTCGTAATTACGCTCCGGAGTATTGCCTGTTTCCTTGGGAGTGGTGAGCTTGCCGGAGACCTCGCTCTTCTCGTCCTTCTTGGACTCGTCCGCAGCAGTCTTCTCGCGCTCTGACGCTGCCGCGAGAGTCTGCCGGACCATGTCCTGGAGAGAGAAACGTGCCATCTTGGTCTCCTCTAACGCACCCCAAACACGACGTTGGGGACGGGGGTATTGCGCACATCTTCCCCCTGTTCCGGATTCGTCATGGGTGGAGTTGCGACGTTTGGTTGAGCGTAGTTCTGCCTCTTCCCGTAGTTCGAGGCAGGGCCAACCAGCTTGGGGCTGGGGTTATCCGATAGAGTAGGAGCATGATCAGCTTGAGATGGTGGGAGCTTGGCACGTGGCGCACCGACTGTCTTCGATGCGAACGGGCTACCGGGAGATCGTGCCTGCTGACCGATCTTCTCTAGCTCATCCCAGAAAGCCATGATCGTGTTCTCTTCCACCGTTTAGCCCCAGGCCGGGTGACTACTACTCGTTCCACTCCACGGGGATGCCGTTCGCTTCGCAGATCTCGAGGGCCCGCTTCTCGATCGCTAGCTCGAGAGCCGAGGCTTCCTTCTGCTGCTCGACCAGGAAGTTCCCCTCGTCATCGATGTAGCCAGCTTCCTTCGCCATCTCGAAGGCCCGCTGAGAGGCCAGCTGATCCAGGGCCTCCATGTTGGCCGACGACTCCTTCTTCTTGCCGTGGAGCTTGGCGGCGGCAACACCGGCCGCGGTCAGACCGGCCGCTGCCCCTGCAGCGGGAGCCAGCTTCTTGAGACGCTCCATCTTGGTCAGGCCGATCTGGCTGCCGGCGCGTGTGCTGCCCACCCCCATCCCCGTCACGCCCTCCTTCACGTTCTTCGCCTGGTTCTTGAAGAACCCGCCGACCGCCTTGCCAGCCTTGCCGACAGTCTCCTTGACGCCGGCTTCCTTCTCGATCTCGCGGAGCTCGTGCACCATCGAGTGCGCCATCACGCGCCCCAGGAAGTCGGCCTCGGCTGCCTTCTCCTTGGCCTCCTCCTCCTTCTCCTTCTTGGGGGACTCCTCCTCCTCGTGCTCTTCCTTCTTCCCCTCGTCCTTCTTGGGCGGGAACTCGGCTCCCTTGTAGAGGCCGCTGACCATCTCGGCGATCTCCTGATCGTTGAACTGATCGAGGTCTACGCCCTCTTCCTCGGCGAGCTTCACGAGGAGCTCGGCTGCTGCCATCTTCTCGATGTCGGTTTCCTCGACCTCGTTGTTACCAGTGCCGTAGATCGCGGCAAGCTGCTCGTCCATCTGATCTCTCCTCTTTCTTCGGTTTCGTTGGTCCCCGGTGATTCGCTTCTTCGAGGTCTTCAGCCCCTAACGTTCACCGAAGTTAGCTTTTCCCTGGCCCGAGCGGATCCTTCACGAAGCCACCCAAGCTCCCCACGAGTCTACGTGGGATTGACGAACCTTGCTGGTGCAATGCACCGAGACCGGCCAAGACCATCAGGATCTTCGGATATTCCGCGATCAGGTCTGTAATCGGTCCCACTGGCTCTCTGTTCCCCTGCATGGCCTTGCTTCTCTGTCTCCGTGCGTATTCGCTGAGAGCCCACCCGCCGCCAATTGCACCAAGCACTACTGCTGGATTCACTTTCTCTTCTGCTTGCTTCTCGAACCCATCAGCCAACCCAGAGTGGAACACAGCTTCCCACAACTCCGGGTCATTGTTAACAGCTTCTGCCGCGTACTTGAAACATCCTATCGCTCGATCTAGGTAGCCATTATAGGCTGCGGAGATCTTCCGTAGGAAGGGGGTTTCTACAGCAGCTCTCTTTACCTTCTCTACCTGGGGTGCCTTCGAGCTCTCACCCGCGCTACGAGCCATTCTTCTCTTGGCCACTGGCTCCAAGTAGCTCCTGTCCTCCAAGAACGGAAGCAAGAGCTTCTTGATGACGTCGCTGATGTGCTCCCCGCCCATAGGAAGGGATGCGTCACGGTCAGAGGTCGGAGGGAACACCTTGCCCTCCTCGTCCATCTTGTCCGCGAGGTCCTTACGACCGATGCTGATGATGGTGATGCGCTGGAACTCTCGAGGCCGGAGGAGCATACCCAAGGAAGAAGGGGTGGAGAGTGCTTCTTCGAGTGGCCCTTTTCCCAACCTGTCCAAGATCTCATTCGGTAGGTCTGGGGTGTTTCGATCCACGGGCACGGCCTTTCCCCCAAACTGAGAGGGGACCACATCCTTTGTAATCTCCGCGCCCTTCTTGTGGGAAGCCCTTTTCTCTCGGAGCAGTGCCCTCACAGATGCGACGCTGCCCTCTTTCTTGATGGGGGGAGGGGCGTCCATACGCTCTTTGGCCTTGGTGACCAGCTTTACGATCTTCTTCGTATTCAGAGCATCCGGGCTGTAGCGCGCTCGGGCACCTTGTAGGAGATCGTCAATCAGACCACCTGCCACTGCCGCCTTTTCGAATTCCTTCTCCATCAAGGGCATATCGTAGCCCATCTGCTCGGCAACATACCAGGAAGGTACGCAGTCCGCGCCCGATGCTAGCTTGGCCATTACCTTGGCCGTCTTGTCCGCACCGATGAAGACGAAGCTGATGTCGAAGAACCTAGGGTAGTCGTTGATCGCATAGACCTTACGCCCATCCTCAAGAATTTTGTTGAGCTGATTCTTGAGATGGGTGCAGTAGTCGTTGCGGGTGACAGAGATACCCCGAATGGGGTTCTTACGATGGAACTCGAGTACCGCAGCACCAGCTGACTTGTGTCTGCTTGGCTCATAGGTGGCCTGTGCATCCCTGTATTTCGCCCAGTCTGTGCAGACAGAACAGATGTCGTAGGGGACCTTGCAGTTGTGGACCGCAAGTCCTTCCACCTGGTAGCTTTCGTCTTCTTCTACCCCGAAGTTGTAGACGTCACCGTCGTAGGGGGTCTCCTCCACAGATTCGATGGGCGTCACCAGGTACGTGACGCCTTCGTATGTGTAGAAGAAGCGCTTGCTGCAAAGTCGATCTGACTTCCCAAAAGGTACGTGAGCCGTCGTCAGCTTCCAGGCTGTGTCAGTCCCGACCCACACCTGAAACTCGACGGTCTCTTTGGGAACAAGCTTCGAAGGTTTGTGAACAAGCTCGTTGACCGAGGCGATCATCCCACAACGGGCCAGAACTAGACGCAGTTGCTCTGACAGCTCCTCCGAGGCAGTAGAGAAGTAGAGAGAGCCCTTGTAGCAGCCACCGTCCCCGTTGGCGTAAGCACCCAAAAGCAGGAGAAGTGTCTCTACGTCAGCACTAATCAGATCGCTCGACAACCTCTTCGTCAGTGCCTTCTCACCACAATGCTGAGAGCACAACTCTGCCAGTGATCTGTCCCAGATGCTGATGTACTTCCCGTTTCGATCCTCTGCGTCGTACTCCGTCACATTCAAGCCCAGCCGCTCCCCTAGCTGGTACAACTCCGCGTGTGTCTGGATCTCCCAGAGATTCGTACAGAACTGAACGGCCATGGGGGTGCCGGCCTTCGTGCGAAGGACGAGCCCTTCGGACAAGTAGTACCCCAGCAGTCGCGCCTGATCAGCTGTGAACCTGATGTTGGTCTTGTAATTGGGAACCGGGATCGCCAGATAATCCCCTTCACACGCCTCATCGGTACGGACCCACTCGAACTGGTACTGGGGAGAGGTAGAACACCCCGCGCAGCCCATCTTGGAGTGGCTGCTGTCCGGAGTGCAGACGTGCTGCTTCCGGCCCCTGTTCACAGTCTTGGGGGACGGGCGGCACTCCATCTGTTCTTGGCGAATGAGCCACAAAGGGTGTTCCCCGGTCAGCACCAGGGCGTCACGATGTCCATACGCCTTGACGTGATAGATCGACCCCTTGTGTGGACGAGCCATCACAGACGTGACCCGACGGGGCCTGCCCTTATGGGTAAGGACGCTATCCCCCTCTTTGATCGTCTCGATGGGGACTCGACGTCCATCGGCACGGAAGACAGGACTCCCCTCTGGGAGGCAGCCCATCGATACGTCTGGGAACATCCCGTGATCAATCTTGTCACAGACATCCTGCGCGCCAAACCTTGCGGCTAGATCTCGATCGATCCTAACCACCAGCTCGACACGTTTCATTCCGTCATGCCAGACCGAGAGCTCCACACGTCCGAAGGACCGGCTTGGGTCCTTGTTGACGTGGTGCTTGTAGGGATGGGCCTGGTAGAAGGTCTCGTAGCCATACACTGGACCAGTATGGATCAATGAGCCTTCTGGGAAGTAGTCCCCGTTGATATTCGAACCCCAGTACTCTCCAGCGCCCAGGGCATTGACGAGCACGTAGATCTTATTCGGGTTGGGCTTCAGGTTCTGGAGATACCGCTGCACCTCGGGTAGGAGAGGAGCGCCACGCTTCTCCATATCGAAGAACGCAGCGGCCTTCTCCATGTCCCCCGGATGGAAGACCTCGACGAGACGCTCACCCTGCTCACTGCGAGCGTGGAATTGGCAAACCTTGACGATCATGGGTTAGTTTGGCCTGCTACCCCGGCGGCGGCGGCCGACATGCGGTTCCATTCGGCTGGATCGTATACGTTCTGCTTTGCGCTAATTGTTCCAGAGCGCCCTGGGAGATTACGTCGAGTTTCGATATGTCCTACTAGCTGCGGTGGGAGCTCGTGTTTCTGTTGCGGAGGCATTATACGGCCCACACCGCCCAGGAGATCGAGAATTGGATGTCTCTTCCCAGCCCCGGCCACACCCTTCTCTGTATCCGCAAGCATCTTAGCCGTACTTGGAGCTACGGCTGGACCTCCTTCGGGTCCGAAGCGGATTGAGTCTCGTACGAATGAGCCAGCCAGAAGAGGATCTTTGGCCATCGTGGGAGAGAGGCGACGCAGAGAGTTGTAGAGCATCTGGACGTGCCGGGCGTCTTCCTTCTGAAGCGACGGGTTCTCCTC